GTTCTTATTTCTCAGTCTCGCAATAACATTAGTGCTATGTATACTAGTCAGCAGCCATCTGGTGGTCAGGCTACTAAGTTTTATTCCTCTACTGTTATTAAACTTTTTTCTTCGGAATCTGACAATCAGGCAATTAAAGGCAAAATTCAAGTAGGAGATAAACTAATTGAAGAAAAAATTGGTCGCAAGGTTAAGTGGGAACTTCAATTCTCTAAAACATCTGCTGGTTTCCAAAGTGGTGAATACGATTTTTACTTTAGAGGCGACAATGTTGGCATTGATGGTATCGGTGATCTTGTTGACACTGCTGAACTTTCTGGACTTGTAGAGCGCACAGGTGCTTGGTATAAACTTGAAGATGGCACAAAAGTTCAAGGTCGTGAAGGTTTTATTAATCGTGTAAGAGAAGATCTTGATTTGCAAGAATCACTTAGAAGTAAGTTGTTGAATGGCTAGAGATTTTCAAGTATATGAAGGTAAATGGCCATGCAAAACATGTTCAGAAGTAGTTTTAACACTAAGGCTTTGGCCTGACTCTGGAGATGTTACATGGATGTGTACTCAAAAACATTTGTCTAAAATGAACTTAATACCACCCAAAAAAAAGAAAAAAGATTTTAAAGATGAGTGAAAGATCAGAGTCTAAAAAACTTGGGGCTAAACAACATAAAAACTCTGGGCGTGGCACACATAAAGGTGATGCAACTTGGAGAAATTTTACTGTTGACTTTAAGGAATATCCAAAAGGTATTACTATCAACAAAGACATTTGGGCTAAGGCTGTCACTGACGCAATAAAAAATCATAACGATCCAGCAATTTTTATAGTTTTGGGCGAGGGCAATGCAAAGGTTCGCCTTGCAGTAATAGAAGTAGATTTACTAGAACAGTTAACAGAGGGAGAAAAAAATGAGTGGACAAATTGAACCAGTAAAGACAACACTAGAAATGGTAAATGGTTTGACTGAAATTGCAGATTATATGCAGGATGAGGAACTAACTACTGCCTTAACATTTATTGCAAAGGTAATTATTAAACCAGATATTCCTACTCAGGTAGCAAGTATTGAAATAGTAAGACTGCAGGCAATTGCAGCAAAGATGGCCTTTAAAGCCACCTGGATGGCTAATGTAGACAAGAATGATCGTGCAAAGAAGAATATTTACTACACAGCAGCAGAATCTATCAATAACTTGGTCTCAGCACTCAAGTACATCATGCGCTAACCTGCTATACTTATATAAAACAAGGGAAATAAAAAATGACAAAAAGTTTACTACAGCAGGTTATGTTAAAAGAAACAGAAAAAAGAGATGCAATCACAAAGCAAAATATTATTTTTAATGCCGAGGATATGATTGCAAAGATTACTTCTGGTTATACAGTTAGCCGTGGTCCAAAGATGACCACAAAGAAAACATTTGCTCCATCAACTATTGCATACCAGCACGGGCAATGCCCCCGCTATTGGTATTTAGCATTTAATGGTAATGTTTTTGATGACTACACAGATGCATATGGCGTTGCTAATATGAGTTCTGGAACTATGGGACATGAAAGAATTCAAGGGGCAATGCTTGCTTCTGGAATTGCAGTTCCATATATTAATGATAAGGGTGAGAAGACAACAGAATTTAAAGTTATTGCAAATGATCCGCCAATTTTTGGTTACGGTGACGTAATGTTTAATTGGGAAGGTGAAGAAATTGTTGGTGAAATTAAAACAATGATGAGCGAAGCCTTTGAATATAGAAAGAAAACAAATAAGCCAAAGGCTGCACACCTTATTCAGTTACTTATTTATATGAAAATTCTTGGTAAGTCAAAGGGTGCCCTTGTTTATGAGAACAAGAATAACCACGACTTAATGATTATTCCAGTAGAAGTAAATGATGGTTATCGTGAATGGATTGACTATGCATTTAATTGGATGCGTGAAGTTCGTAAGGCTTGGGAAGATCAAACACTACCAACAAAAAATTATCGTAATAATTCAAAGATTTGTAAAACATGTCCTGTAAAGGCAGCATGTATTGAAGCAGGAGAAGGAACAGTTAAAATTGCTTCTCTGGAGGAACTGAGTGAAACTTTGCAGTAGATGTGATACGTATTTCACGCCAAAAGTTTCTTATCAAATTTACTGCAGTGAATCCTGTAGAGATGATGCTACAAAAGAAAAAATAGCAGAACGCTATCAAGTAACTCGTAGACAAAAAAGAATAGGCAAAATTAGAAAATGCTTGGGTGGTTGTGGAGTTGATCTTTCAATCTATAACGACTCAGGCTTTTGTTCTAATTGTAATATAAGCAAAAAAACAGTTGACAAAATGTTAAAAGAATTAAAAGGATTTATTGAGTATGAACAAGACTAAATGGGGAGGGCCAGTGCAACCAAATAATATTTGTGCAATAGATGCTAGTACTAATAGTCTTGCGTTTGCTTTTTATTCATTTAAAAATCTTGGAACTATTGGAAAGATTAATTTTAATGGTGGAGACATATATGAAAAAGTAGCAGATGCATGTAAAAAAAGCAAGGGATTGTTTGCTCAATTTAATATGGTTGATGCCATTGTAATTGAACATACTGTATTTATGAATAGCCCTAAGACTGCTGCTGATCTTGCACTTGTCCAAGGCGCTCTACTTGGTGCTGCAGGGCTTTCTGGAATCAATACTTTTGGTAAGGTTTCTCCAATTACTTGGCAAAATTATATTGGAAATAAAAAGATATCAAAAGATGAACAATTGTTTATACGTGCACAGCATCCTGGAAAATCTGTTTCTTGGTATAAAACATATGAAAGAAACCTTCGCAAAGAAAGAACAATTAAGTTCATAAATACTATCTATGATAAAACAATTACTGATAACGATGTAGCAGATGCTTGCGGTATTGGTCATTGGGCTATCAATAACTGGGGCAAGGCTATTGGAGTTGACAAATAACACTATGGCTGCTAAACTATATACTAGTGAGACTTGGCTTCGTAAGAGATTTCTTATGGACAAAAAGTCACCACAAGATATTGCAAAAGAGTGTGGAACAAGCGTAGAGACCATCTATGTTTATCTTGCTAAATTTGGATTAAGGAAATCAAAAAGATGAAGAAAATTGAAAAAACATTAATTGCTACAGCAGTAATTGGCATGGTTGGATTTGTTTTTGCCTTTTCAGCATTAAGAGGTATACCAGAATCTTTTGACTGGGACGTAGAAGATGAGTGATAACTTAAACATTACGGTTGATCAAGTCAATCATCCAGCACACTACACAACAGATCCTTCGGGGGTTGAATGTATTCAGATTACTCGTCATCGTAACTTTAATATTGGAAATGCTTTCAAGTACCTTTGGCGAGCAGGACTTAAAGATGAAGCAAAAACAATTCAAGATCTTGAAAAAGCAATATTTTATATCAAGGATGAAATTAATAGACTAGAGGGAAAGTATGTCAACTGAAGAAGATCTAGTTAAACACCTTGATCAGGTAAACCAAGTTGTTGCAGAATACTTAAAAGGTACTGACCCAACAAGAATTTCAAAAGAACTAGCAATTCCACGTACTCGTGTTGTAGAACTTATTAATGAGTGGAAGGTAATGGCTTCTGCTAATGATGCAATTCGTGCTCGTGCAAAAGAAGCACTTGCTGCAATGGATGCACACTATAGTAAACTTATTACAAAATCTTATGAAGTTATTGATGAAGCGTCAATGACTAATAATCTTAGCGCAAAGACTCAAGCAATTAAACTTGTTGTTGATATTGAAAAAGCAAGAATTGATATGCTTCAAAAAGCAGGGCTTCTTGAAAACAAAGAACTTGCAGAAGAAATGGTTGAGATTGAAAGACGTCAAGAAACACTAGTTGCTATTCTTAGAGACATTGCTTCTTCCCATCCAGAGATTCGTGATTTAATTATGTATAGACTTTCTTCTGTTGCAAAAGATGGGGAAGTGATTACTGTTGTCAACAATGTTCAATGATTTTCTTGAAGCACTTAAGAATAATAATTTTGAAGAAATGCCAGTAGATGCAAAGACATTTGTTGAAGGCAAAGCATACCTAAACCAACCACCGTTATCTGATATTCAGTATGACATTGTTGAAGCAATGAGTCAAATTTACAGAGAAGAAGATCTTGTAGATATTTTGGGACCAGAAGAAGGCCATCGCTACTATAAAAAGTATACAAAGAACGAGATAATCCTGCAACTTGGCAAAGGATCTGGAAAAGATTTTACATCAACCGTAGCATGTGCATACATAGTCTATAAATTACTATGCTTAAAAGATCCTGCTAGATACTTTGGTAAGCCTGCAGGAGATGCTATTGATATTATTAACGTGGCTATTAACGCTCAACAGGCTAAGAATGTGTTCTTTAAAGGCTTCAAGACTAAGATTGAAAAGTCTGAATGGTTTGCAGGAAAGTATAACGCTAAGGCTGAAAGCATTGAGTTTGATAAAGCAATCACAGTTTACTCTGGTCACTCAGAAAGAGAATCACACGAAGGTTTGAACCTTATCCTTGCGGTGCTTGATGAAATTTCTGGATTTGCACAAGAGGTTGGAACAGGAAATGATCAAGGCAAGACCGCTGATAATATTTACAAAGCATTTCGTGCTTCTGTAGACTCTCGTTTTCCTGATTTAGGTAAAGTTGCTTTGCTTTCATTCCCACGTTTTCCTGGAGACTTTATTTCTCAAAAGTATGAAGATTCAATTATGGAAAAAGAAACAATTACATACACTCATCGTTTTACAATGAATCCAGATTTTCCAGATGACCTTGAAGGAAACTATTTAGATATTGCCTGGGATGAAGACCAGATTGTTGCATATAAATATCCTGGGGTATTTGCATTAAAGAGACCAACATGGGGAGTAAACCCAACAAGAAAGATTGATGATTTTAAATTAGCATTTTTTACAGACATGGGTGATGCAATGCAAAGATTTGCTTGTGTGCCAACATTTGCTTCAGATGCTTTCTTTAAACAAAAAGATAAACTTGAAAAGTGTATGACGCTAAGAAATCCTATTGATAATAATAAAAGGTTTGATGAGTCATTTGTGCCAGACCCAGATAAAGTTTATTATGTCCATGCTGACCTTGCACAGAAACACGATAAGTGTGCAGTAGCAATTGCACATGTTGATAAATGGGTTAACCTACAAGTAGTCAAAGACTATGAGCAGGTTGCTCCTATTATTATTGTTGATGCTGTGGTTTGGTGGGAGCCAAAGGTTGAAGGCCCAGTTAATCTTTCTGAAGTTAAACAGTGGATTCAAAACCTTCGTAGACAAGGGTTTAACTTAGGGATGGTTACATTTGACCGTTGGCAGTCATTTGATATTCAACAAGAACTACAGGCAGTTGGAATAAGAACTGATACTGTTTCTGTTGGCAAAAAGCACTATGAAGACCTTGCAATGATGATTTATGAGGAGCGTGTTGCTATGCCACACATTCCTTTGTTGCTTGACGAAATGTCTGAACTTAAGATTATTAATGATAAAAAAGTAGATCACCCAAGAAAAAAATCTAAGGATTTATCTGATGCTGTAACGGGTGCAGTCTTTGGTGCACTATCACATACGCCAAAGAATCCTAATCTAGAGATTGATATTCATACCTGGTCACGCTCAACATCGCAACGACTTGCAGAGCAAAACCAAGGTGTGGTAAAATTGGATAGTCGTGAAATCCCTGAAGAAGTTCAGGATTATCTTGACAATTTCAATTTATTATAAAAAAACTAACAAGGAGAAAAATGAATTCATTTAAGAAAATTGCCCTAGGCGTTGCTGCAGCGATGACCTTTGGCGTTATTTCAGCACTTCCGACAAGTGCTGCTGTAATTGCTCCAACTCTAACCATTGATGCTGCGACAGATACTGTCACTGCTGGTGAGACGGCAACTGCAGTAGTTACATTGTCATTTATTTCAGAAACAGCAGCAGATACAGCAACTGTATTGTCTGCTATGTTTACACAGCCTTCTACGGCTAATAAGTCTGCAACACTTACATTGCTTGAAACAAATACAGCAACTGTAGTAGTAGCAGGAGATAGTTTGACTGCAAACGTTAACTCAACAGTTAATACAGCAGGATACGTAACAGCAAAGTTTACAGTTACTTTGGCAGCGCCAACAGTTGCTGGAACATATGTTGCAACAATACTTACAACACGTCCGTCTAGCGGTCCTTCAATTTCTTGGACAATCAATGTTGCTGCAGGAGATACAACACCTTCCGCATCAACAACAACTTCAATTCTTAATAGAGGCGAAGTAATAACTGCAACAGCAGATGATTCAGTATTT